TAGTTGGTATTGGTTCACTTATATTTACAGGATTCTCAATATCAGATCCACATCCATCACATATATATCTACTCATTCCAGCCTCCTGTTAGATCTACATCAACAATACTTGGTGAGTTGTATATGGTTGCTTCCTTGCCATTTAATACAGCGTTGTATTCGTCTAGCATGCTTTCCATTCTTAACCACCCAGCATCCATATCAGCATGGCTCATCTTAAAGACTTTACTTGCATACGGTTTTTTCTTTTCTTGCGCTACAAACACAAAATCAGTAACACTAAACCCAGCCTTTTCAAAGCCTCGTTTATACCAGGCAGCTTGTAGGTCGTATTGATACTTTCTAATAGAAGATGTAAAGCCTCTAACAGAGCAATCAATCGTAGTTTTATAGTCTACTAATACAATAGAGTTTTTATCGTGAGGTATAGCAATAGGATGTCTAAGAACATCTGACTTAACCTTTAATAATAGATCCTTCTCCCACCAAAAGATTGCTCTTTCGTACGGAGAGTTAAAGACAAGGCTAGGAAACTCATCTTCACTTGCAGACAAGTACTTAGCGCCTTCTGGTATTAATGCTTCTTTCATGCCGTATAAAGCATCTTTATCTTTTGCAGTAATAACCGTTAGTCCTCGGTCCTCATACTCTTTCTTAAGCTCTTTATTGGCATTGGTATACGGAGATCCAGATATACAAACAACATCATTAACAAAGGCCTCTTCTCCCTCAACAATAAGTGAGTGAGCAGCAGTTCCAAACTTCATAGCTGGAGTTGTCTCTTGGACTTCCTCAAACGCATGAAGCTGACTCTGACCAAACCGTCTAATGTTTGATGATGAGATGCCTGGTACTGAATGATAGAAGTTATGTTCCATATCTGGGAAGTAGACAGCATCCCCAAGAATCACATGTTCTTCGTTCTCTAAGATTTCTGGCATTATTTTCATGATGTTTCCTTTTTGTAAGAGTAAGCTTTTGGATTATCTTTTAGCACTTTATCTGCATAATAATTTGCTCTAGTTGGATCATCTAAATCTTGTTGCGGTTTAAATGAAAAGATATTATCTAAGCTATCTTCTTTCCAGCCTTCAATACTATCTTTAAGTTTATGTAGGTCTTGAACGCTTACATCTCCATATTCAAGTAAGCCTCCTATAACATCAATTACTTGGTTTCTTATGTCCAGCACTTTTGTTGCTTGATATTTACTTATTTTATAACTCATGATGCCTCCTTGATATCTTCTACTGCCATAGTTAGTTTATTAACTAAGTCAGTTAGATCCGAGATGTTTGCTTTGAGTTCAAACAAGGTGTAATTAAGGCGATCTTTAGTAATCTCCCGTTCGTTTGATGCATTTAAGATTGCATCTATCTGTTCTTTTGTATTCATATCTTTTTCCTATAAAGTTAATGTAGATTGTATTATGAACTAATAAGTATATAATGTCTACATACAGAAACTATAGGAGTTACAAATGGGAAGAACATCAGATTTACTAATAGATATTAAGGCAGATTCAGAGTGCGTGATTGGCACTTGCTCTAGCTTTGAGGAGTTTTGCAAGCGCATGATTGAGGTTAACGAGACAAATTTACCGTCTCTGTTAACAGACATCTGGGAAGAGCATGTTTACTCGCAAGAGTCATAAACACTCATGGATAAACAATCAGTAATACAACAATTAGTTATAGATTTTAAAGGCCTATCTGGGCCTGAGAAGTTAGAAGTATTGGATATTTTGATGCAGCATGCAATAAATGCAGCAAAAGAAAAAAAATCTAATAAATAGTCTATACTTAATTAATGACATTAAAAGTAGTGCCAATACAGAGCAAAATGACTAAGCCATCTCTATCAGAGGTGGTTTCAAGTTTAGACAACGTTTTTAACAATTTTACAATTCGAGGAGAGGATAAGCTGAACATTGTGCTTACTTCTATTAGTTTTTGTATCTGGAATCTACAGAAGGTTGTAGGTGATGATGAAAAGATGATGGGTATGCTTGATGATGTAATAGATCAGTATGTGGATGTTCCAGAAGATGAGTCTTATGTGGAATTAATTACCCCAGATAAAGAATAATTTATTATTGTCTTATTATTGTCATGGAGTCATGACGCAAGAAAACATGATAAGAATGGGGGTTTCACGATTATTTTATTTTTTGCATTTTTGTCATTAGAGTTAAGTACAAATAGATAAATATTACAATAAACATCTTGACTAAGTAATTTGTTGTAAGGTATCCTCTCAATACACTTTAGGGTAAAGTGGGGGTAGGTATTATTTAATCTTCCTCACTCTAATATGCTTAACAACAATATGGGATATAGAAAAAATAAACTAGAATACGAACCCATCCTCTCCCCAGAAGAAGAAGCTCCCATTGAATACGCAAACTTAAGTAATTCACTTAATCGCAGACAAAGAAACTTTATATGGCAAGCAGTCAATAATCCTCGCTTGTCTTTAGTAGAGTGCGCTCATAAGGCTGGGTATAAAGATGCACGACAATCTGCTAATAAGCTGATGAATAAGTCCTTGATTCGCAAAGAATATAACTATCTGATGAATGAGGCTAAGAAGAAGTATGAGTTAAATTATGATCGGGCAGTTCAAGATCTCTACGATATAAGAGACAAGGCCCTTGAAGCCGGCTCATTCAACGCTGCAATATCTGCCCAGAACAGTTTATTGAAGGTCGGGGGTTTAGTTGTCGATAGAAAAGAAGTTATGTTCGGCAAGGTAGATCAAATGAGTCGGGAGGAAGTTGAGAAACGCCTGGAGCAGCTGATGGGCAGTCTAGTTCTGGAGAATAAAAAAGATCTTGCAGATCCTCTGGATCTTGATGGTGATTTAGCTGGTGTGCTGGATAAAAAAGAGGAAGAAGATAAGAAGCAAAAGGAAGTAGACGATCTAACAGAATTGCAGATCATGGACGAGGAAGAAGAAGATATTAGTTAACTGTTAGGTCTGCCAAAAATAAAAGCAAGAATATAAAATACTAATGTTATTACGGCTAGGGTGGTCATGAAGTGGCTCTTACATGATACATACTTATAGGAGAGTAAAAAAGATTCTGAATCAAATCACTTAAGAACCACTCTCGGATTGTATCTATATTAGGATAAATGTGCAACATAGTCTGCTAGTCCGTCAAAGCGATTATTGTTGTCTTTGTACCAAAATATTTGAGTTGGATAATCTTGTTGTTTGTTTTTGTATATGAATATTCCTTTTTGGAATCCTTTGTTGTCAAATCCTTCTGGGTAATTTAACTGGTCAACTACTTCGTCCCATTCAACCAGGACAATACGGTATTTGTTCTTGGTCATAAGTTCTTAGAAATCTGAACAAAGAGCATCACGCCTAATACTACGGCTAACCATATAAGGAAACCAATTCCATAAATAAATCCTATTGTCTCTATCATTAAACCACTCGCCCAAATAAATACAGCAAAGCTAAAATATTCTTTCTTGGTAAATGTTGTAAATGTTTAGGTATTTCAATTCCTCTAACTATTTCTTTTGTCTTTTCTGGTTTCATGTTTTGTCCTGTAATTTCTTTAATCTTTTGTAGTCTTTTATGATCCACTCCATTTCTGTTGCAGACGATCTCATGCCTTTTTCATAAGGTGTCCTATCCTCTTTGTTTAAGTCTGTATCAATTATAATGCTATTGATTAATGCTTTCATCTTTTCAATACAAACGGCCTCAAGTGTCATCTTCTAACTCCGAGCCGTAATAACAAAAAGATTCGGTTAATATATATCCTTCTTGTTTTGCAGCCTTTTCAAGCTGTCGGTAACAAGCATCAAAGTATTTTTCCTCTGTAAAGGTTGCCACTTCTTCAGAGTATGAATGGTTGGGAGTTTCAAAATAAACTCTAATTAATGGTACTGGATTACTCATCTTCTACCCCCTCTATATAGTCATTAGCATCTTCTTCGGCATATCCTTTTTCAGATACTAACCACTCTTTAAAATCTTTTAAGTTATTAGGTATGTCTTTTTCATAGTAATCAGCTAAGACATCTATTATAAAATCTTTAGCGTGCAAATTATTAACATCATCTTTTGCCCAATCTTTTGCCCATTCTTTTTTAAAATCTTTAAATGTTTGTTTACTCATTTTCGTTTACCTCTAAGTTAATTTCTAAGTCGTTGTTAAAAACATTATTATGCTTTTCTATGGCATCTTTAATGTGTCTGAGTTGGTAACTAATCTCCCAAGCTGATTTAGATCGTCTTTGCTCTTGGTGTTCTTTCTCTGCAATATGATCTCTAGTCTGATGATAGAGAGCTATCTTTTCTGCGTGTTCTACTGGCAAGTCTCGGACATCACCATACACCTTACGGCTACCTCTACCCCTCGCCTTGAATTGGTAGCGTTGTTTATTGGCTACCTGCATAAGAAATTCCAGGACTTCGTGTCCGTTGGTTAGGGGAGTATCTAACTCCCCAGTAGGTATATCAAAAATGTTCCTTCTGATATGTTTAAACTTCCTTTTTTCTTTAAAAGTATATTTCATGATTGGTTCTCCATAATTGCCAACAGTTCGTTATCTGAGTGCTTACAATCACAAGACAAGCAAAGATAGTACCCTGCTTGTTCTTGTATGTTTCTTTCGTTCTCGTGTTTGTTGCAAAGTTCACAGTTCATGATTGATCACCTACGGCATTATTATTCTTGGTGAAGTACGCCCAAAGAGGAGTAAAATCTTTTGTGTGCAAGGCTTTAGTTTCCCAGTCTCCGTCTGGCAAAACTATAGATTTTATTTCTGCTACTTTCCATTCGTTGTTAGTAAACAGATAAACCCATTCTATATAACTGTCGCAACTTAAATCTAATAACCAGTTATGCACTGAGCTAAAAGTTTTGGGTTCTTCTTGGTGTACTCTGCCCTCGTTAGATTCTTCTAAGGTTTCTTTAAGTGCAGATTGATAGCCATTATCTACTAAGGCTTTTGCTTGGGTGGGGTGGCTGTAATGCTCTTGCAATAGTATGCCGTTATATTCTGGATAGCCGTCATAATGACAATACATTACGACCACTTTTCCGTTCTCTTTCTCGTACGCTATATTACTTCTTGTTCCCATAATTACTCTCCTAAAGTTAAAGGGTTAATAAAAGTGGGTAGAGTTTTAAGAGAGATACCCACTCTCTGCAAATTGTGGCTTTGTGGTTTTAAGTCTGTACAAACCTCCTCGCAACGAGGGAAAATCAGACTTTGTGATAAGACCAAAGTTAATAAATAACGCAAGAGCTTCGGTTAATATAATTCCATCTTTCTAATGAAAAGTTATCTTGTCCCATATAATTCTTATCACTCCTTAATACTACAGGAAGTAAACTATATAGCAAGTATTTTAGACTACTATTTGTAATAAGTTTATATAGTGTTATTTACGCTCATGCAGGGAATTCGAAAGTTAATCGCATTAGCCCTGTCTCTTTGTCTCTCTCCCACAAAAAAGCATGAGAAATCGGGTCGGGTCTTTAATCGGGTCGGGAGGTCGGATTCGGGAAATCGGGGGTTGGATATAACACACAAATAATAACACAACACAAGGAGGCTGGGGCTTCCAAAACAGATCCAATTTTCTGCTGGAGGGATAGAAATGTTGTCTGCAAATGAATTAAAATAGTTATACCAAATGTACCCACTTGTGTTACACTTATGGTTCATTAACTTAATAGGAGAAAATAATGAAAACAAATGCACAAGAACGAGAAGCGATAGCTAGTAAGTTCTACAAAAGGTTGGTTGAAAAAGCCAAGGTGTCTACTGCTGAGTTTAAGAAAACTAAGGAGTACAAGGAGATAGTCAAAGCTATCGGAGAAATCAACTCGCTTAATGTAAAGACTGCTCAAATGCGTTCTGACCTTGAAGTCAGAGTTAGTGTTTATAATCAGTTCCATTCAGCTGAGCATACACGCTTAATGATAGATTCTTATTACAGAAATGGGTCTCACCAAGAAGGCAGTCCAAGACTTGAGGTAGATAGTTCGTATGTTGTTGAGCCAGAGATTAGGAATGCTATCTTGTTAGCACAAGTAGAATCATCTGATCTGAACGACATCTTTTCTAAATTAGATGAGGAGTTCAAGATATGAATTAACTAACACACCACAACATTAGCCCGATTTATTCGGGCTTTTTTTTGTCGGGAAGTCGGAACAGTCTTTAGTTTTTTCAAGGCACTAATACACACAAACAAGCAAACACATACACACATGAGGCTGGGATC